TACCGCACTGATCCTCGTAGTCGTATTTGATCTCCAGCGCCGTGGCTGCCATCGTGACGAAATTGTAGTCGTCTTCAGGGTTCGCTCGGAACTGCGCCCGCGTGGTCATCGGCATCCCGTTCAGAACCTGCATGACGCGGCGGTTCTTCACGACGGCGATGATCGTGCCCGCCGTCACCTTGGACGCCGGAACCACGTTCGCAACGCCCTCGATCTCGCGGACCCGCTGAGCGATGCTCTTGTCGCTCTCGGCCTTGAAATCGGTGTTGCCGGCATAGAACCAGTCATCCCAGTTGACATAGAGCGTCGCCGGAACCCGGAAGTTGGCATCGTGCAGCAGCTTGAGCGTCGCCTTGACGTCCGCCTGCCACTGCGCGCCGGTCGCGCCGTTCAGGGCCTGCCCCGTGGTGCGCGTGCTGCGCTTGGGGTGGTTGGTCAGCCCGTAGAGCGTGTCCCCACCGACGGCGATGGTGCTGTCCCCGACAAGGGCCAGGTTCTCCATCTTCTCCGCGACCTTATACATCGCGTTCGTCCGGCCACCGGCGTCAAGCTGGAAGCCTTCCGTCCGCGCTGCCTCGACCTGGCGCCAGCCGTAGCTGAAGGCGCTGTCGATGATCGGCAGGGGCGTGCCCTTGTAGTCGATCACCGGCTGGTCGGTGCGGGCCTTGGAGCGACCATCCAGCGAGACGTTGACCTCGCCGCTATCGCTGATGCGCTGGAAGTGATGCACCAGCTTGCCGATCGGCATGGGCGTGGCCACGCTATTCGACAGGTCATCAAAGACCGACAGAACTTCGCGCTGGATCTCGACTGCCTCGCGATCCCAGACACCCCACACGTCGCGGGGAAGCGGGGATGCGTTGCCCAGCAGATTGCCGTGCATGGCGTTGCCGATGGCCGCCTGGCGCTCGTTGAAAGCCCGGCGGTTCGCGATCACGACCGCCTGCTGCTCTTGCGTAAAATTCAGCATTGACGGTCTCCTTATGCCGCTGCCGTCAGGAAGCTGTTGGCGATGCGAACATCGGCCAAGGCCCCTGCGGTGAATGCGCCCGGCGTATCGTCGAAGACAGCGATCACGCGCTCCGAATTGCCGGTCTTCGTGAGATAGCCGGACGCGCCGATGGTCAGGGTGTCACCCTTCGCATAGGTCGCGTTGGCCAGCCGGATCTGGTAGACCTCGCCCGGTTGCGGGCGGTAGGCCACGCCGGTATCGCCGGAGGTGTAGGCCGTGGCGAGGTCCTGATCCTTGAAGCTCATGTTGCTCAGAACCAAAAGTTCGCCTTCAATGTCGGAGGCGGTGGCCACGGTCATTTCCGCGCCGTCCTCCGTCACCATGGTGCCCGGAAGATACGCGCCCGCCACCGGCAGGTTCAGCGTTTCCGGCTCACGGGCAATCGGCCCGCGAAAGATCACATTGCCCGCCATCAGTGGGCCTCCTTCTGATCATTGGCGATGGCGTTCAGGTCATAACCCGCCCACTCGTCGCCGGTGGTGTTGCCGGTGAACGCCGCGTTGAGGCCGGCCGCCTTGCCCGGGGTCGCCTTCTTGGCCAGCGCGCGGGCTGCGTTCAGGGTCAGCCCCTTAGCGTCGTCCTCTTCCAGCAGGTTCGCCTTGACGATGGTGTTGACCAGATCGGCCATCTCGGCCTCGTCCTTGGCGTCCTGGTTGGCCTTCATCTCCGCCTGGGCGTCGGTGAGTGGCTTGACCGCCTCCTTGACCGCTTGCGCCACCGTATTCGCGATGGTTTCACCGATCTTTTCGTTCGCTTCCGTGAGGGCGTGCACCTTCGCGGAAAGCTCTTCAAGCTGCTTTTCATCAGCCATGTCAGCATCTCCTGTGTTTGCTGAGGTTTCCCGCCCATCGTGGCTGGTGACAGCCTCCATGATTGCGTATTTGATGCGCTCCCAAACGGAAGCACGTTCGCGCCGTTCCAGCGCGCTGAGCAGGTGCATACCCGCCCAATCCAGTTCCTGCTCGGCCGTGTCGAGCGCGGAATTGATGACAGTGATCTGTTCGTTCTCGCCCTGCGAGTTGACGAAGATGCCGACGCCCTGTTCGGGGGTGGCGGCGCCCTGCTCGCCAAGCAGAATTGCGTCGTGATCGAATTCGATGTCGCGGGCGATGTGCTTGTAGTCCACGTCGCCGTTCGCGGCTTCAAGGTTGCAGTAGAGCCCGGTGGAGGTGTGGACGGGCTCGGCCTTGTCAATCGCCGACAGGACAGACTTGCCGCCCTCCGACCGGTTGGCCACCTCCACGTCTATCACCTTGTCCAAGAAGACCCGGCCGTTCTCGCGACGCACGTTCTCATTCCACGCGCCGATCCAGCCGATATTGATGCCCTCCGGGTCGCGGGCCGAGACGAGCTGATTGTTGATTAGCGGATGACCCAGCGGCGCGGGCGCCCGGCTCAGGCTCAGGTAGCTCTTTTCGATCTCATCCGCCGGGTAGAGCACGTTGTTCATGATCACATTGTCTGGCAACGTCGCGGACGGGACGATCACCACGTCGCGGCCGTTCCGCTTTTCCCGGCGCACGGCCTTCGTGTTCGCCAACGAACGAACGTTGACGCGGACTCGCTTGGTCATGTGATTTCCCCTATTCATCGTCGTCCTCATCGAACCCGCCGGTCGTCTCAATTGCCCCGTGGCCAGTTACGGCGCGGATTTCGTTTTCGTCGTAGACCTCGGTGCCGGTCTTCTGATTGATGCCCGCCATCTTGTCTGCGCGGTCGATCTTGTCGGACATGCCGGCCTCGGTCAGATCGGCCCATTGCAGCCACCAATCGCGCTCAGGCAGGATGCCGACGCGCTCAAGGCGCTGCACCAGGGCCATGATGCCGGGCACAACCCAGTCATTGCGGCGACCCATGATCGTCCGCGCCCACTCATCCGCGTCTTCCTTGCTGGCGCGCTCCCCGGTCTGCATCCCCACGAGGATCTTCACCGGGATTTCCATGGAGGCGGCGAAGTTCTGCATCGGCGCAGCATAGAAGTGTTCCGGGCTGGGCAGGGTGACGCCCAGGGTCTTCGCGGACATGCCCTGCAGCATCAGCAGCTTGTCGAAACCCTTCTGCCAATCCTCGACGCCCTCATTGAGCGCGTCCACGACCTCGGCCTCCTCGACGCCCATGGCCTTGGCCATCTCGGCCAGCTTGGCCTCCTTATCGACCTCCAACACAGGCGCGGACTTGGCGTTCTTCCAGAAGCCCTCCCCACCGGCACCGACGATCTTCTCCAGGGTCAGCAGATCGTTGTAACCCGGCTCCAGGGCTGATCGGTCATGCACGTCCCCGGTCTCCGACCAGATCAGCACACGATCCGGGTGAACCTCGAATGCGCGGTTACGACCCTGCGACTGCGATCCGACCTGCGCCTCGTTGAAGTTGAACATCTTCGGATGCCCGTAGGTCTCCGATTGCTCATCGTCGTCCCAAGAGGCGACGGTCAACTGGCCTTCCCATGCGGGGATGATCTCAACCAAGCCGTCAAGGCCGCCGGGCACGTTGTCTGCCGGCTCCTGAAACCGCTTGCCGTCCGCGAAGCGCAAAATGATCCCCGCGTATTTGCCGACAAGGCCGCGCTTGTCCGCGTCCGCGATGCGCTGCCAGAACCGGATCGCATCCAACCGCTTGCGAATGTCGGCTTCGAGCGTGGTTTCCTTGTCGCCTTCCTTGTCGGCCTCGCGCAGAAGCGGGTATGTCTCCCATGTCTTGCGGGCCGTCTTCTTGATCGCAGCCCGGGCGATGCTGTTGCGGCAGTAGGCGTCATAGAGCTGCACGAACGTGAGCTTGTCCGGCCAGCCGAAGTCCCGGTAGTGGTTGTGCTTGGCGTCCGGGAAATAGCCCGGAAACATCGCGTCCAGACGGCGGGCAATCGCGTTCAGCAAGGATAGCTTTTGAACGGGAGCATTCATCTGGGTTTCTTTCTGAGGAACATGCGGGCTTGGGGTCCGGTCTTGGTCACGGGCCAAAACGCCATAACCACCGCATCAGCAAGGTTCGGTGAGCGTGTGCCAGGGGGTGATTTATCCACCACCAACTTGAGCGCCCCGGTTGTTCGGCTGGCCGTCGCCTGGCCAAGCTCTTTCTGCAATTGCCGCAGTTTCGGCAGCGTAGACGGCAG